TTTTACTCATTGTTTTCCCTTTGTTGTTTTTGTTGTCATTACCATATTGGTAAACTAATAAATATAGACTACAATAATGTTAGTGTTCAAAATGGGTCAAAGATATTAGTGTGATATAAATGCAACTGTGGTAAATATGCAACACTATGAGATATACTTATTTAATAAAGGATCAGCAAGGCAAAGAAGAAGAATATAAAGCTATGAGTTATAAGAAGTTATTAAAACAATTAAATAGCAAATACAAAGAAGGTGAAGTTATTCAAGTTAAGTACACCAATAAAAAAGATCATAACTTATTAAAGTATGTTAAAATTAAAAGGGTTGAATAGTTGCTATCCTAAAAGAGCAACGACAGCTTCGTTCCTCGTGTATATAATCGGTCAGTAGTATTGACCTATATATTATTAATATTTAACCATTTTGTCGTAACGATAAATAAAAGTTATTGGAAGTTAAGCTATATTGTCTAGGAAACTGACTAAAATTAAAAAGCAGACCCCCCATACCCCCTTAGATCAATCCACTTTTTTTTTTATATATATACATGGGACTCGAGGACACCCTTACAGACACAGCCTTAGCCACCCCCACAGATTAACCCACACTTTTATTTGCCAAGCCTTTCTAGTTTAATTATTTTTTAATTACTATATGTTGTGTACTATGTGGGAATATATACAAGACGATTTAATTTCTATTGTTGCTATAGATGAAAAGACTAATACCCTTTGCATAAAAATATATGGATTACAAAATAAAGTGGCTGCAGAAACTTTTGCACATTACACTATGAGCCTATTACAGTTTGATTACCACAATGCTGAGTATAGTATGCCTAGCAAGATGATACACTAGATATGGATATTAAGATACCTTACACCCCCAGAAAACACCAAGCACATTTACATAATCAAATATCTAAACATAGATGGTCGGTGCTAGTTTGCCATCGAAGGTTCGGCAAAACAGTATGTATGATTAATCACCTTATACGATCTGCCTTATTATCGAAACAAAAGAACCCAAGATATGCCTACATCTCGCCAACATTTAAACAAAGTAAATCAATCGCTTGGGATTACATGAAACAGTTTACAGCTAAGATACCTTACACAAAGTTTAATGAAACTGAACTAAGAGTAGATTTACCCAATGGTGCAAGAATAACTTTACTTGGGTCGGAAAACTCCGATGGGTTGAGGGGTATCTACCTAGATGGATGTGTGATTGATGAGTATGCGAATGTCAATGAAAAACTATTTCCTGAAATCATAAGACCCGCACTATCCGATAGAAAGGGGTACTGCGTATTTATTGGAACTCCACAAGGAATGAATAATAATTTTTACGAACTCTACCAACACGCACAAGGAGCAGAGGATTGGTTTGATTATAAAGCTAAAGCTAGTGATACTAAGATTGTAGATAACGATGAGCTGGTCAAGGCAAAAGAAGTTATGGGAGAGAAAAAGTATCTACAAGAGTTTGAGTGCGATTGGATAGCAAATATTGAAGGATCAATTTACAATGATACTTTAGTACAAATGGAAAATAAAAAACAATTAACCAGAGTACCTTACGATCCAGCATTGCCTGTAAATACTTCTTGGGATTTAGGAGTTTCAGATCATAGTGCTATTATTTTTTTTCAGCAACTAGGAAGATCAATTAACATTATTGACTACCATGAAGAACGGGGACAAGGATTACCTCACTATATTCAAATATTAAAGGAGAAAGATTATATTTATAAAGATCATTTCGCACCGCATGATATAGAAGTTACTGATTTTAGTAATGGTAAAACTAGAAGAGATGTAGCTTATCAGCTAGGAATAAGATTTAAAGTTGTTCCTAAAATACCTTTAGAAGATGGTATACACGCAACAACAATGACTTTACCTCGATGTTGGATTGATACAGACCATTGCAAAAAGTTAATAGATGCGTTAAGACATTATCATCGGAAGTATATTGATAAAAATCGTATGTTCCGAACTAAACCTGTACACGATTGGTCATCTCATGCGTGTGATGCTATGAGATACTTAAGTGTTGGGTTGCAAGAAATAAGTACTAGACAATCTGCTCCACAAAGTGTAGCAGATAATAAATACAGGATTTTATAATATGAGTTCAATATTTTCACCAAAGATGCCAGCACTACCGCCAGTTCAACCTTTGCCGACACCCCCATCTACTGAAGTGTCTGCTGAAGAAAAAGCAAGAATTGCAGCGGAACAGGCAGCGATTGAAAGAAAAAGAAAAGGTAGAAAATCAACAATTTTAACTGGACCGCTTGGAGTAGAAGAAGAAGCGGAAACAGATAGAAAAACTTTATTAGGAGAATAATATGGGAGGAAGTCCAGCAAGAGCAGTAACAAGAATTTTTAGTCCACCAAAACCCCCTGCAGCTCCAGCACCCGCACCAACTACAGCAGAAGTTTCTCAAGCAACAGCAACTAGCATGGATGGATATGATGCAAGAAAAACAAAAGCACAAGGTAGATCAATGACAATTATGACAGGACCTAAAGGTGTAGAAGATGAAACATTAACATTGGGTAGAAAAAGTTTATTAGGAAAATAATGGCAGCGACTGATTTAACAAAAAAATTATTATCTCGTTTTGATAAACTAGCAGGTCAAAGACAAAATTGGGAAGAGCATTGGCAAGAAGTGTCAGATTATATGCTTCCTAGAAAATCAGATGTAACTAAAAAAAGAAGTCGTGGCGATAAAAGAATGGAGCTTATCTTTGATAGCTCACCTTTACAAGCCTTAGAATTATTAGCAGCATCATTACATGGTATGCTTACAAATCCATCGACACCATGGTTTACATTAAGATTTAAAAATGAAGAAATTGATAGCGAAGAAGAAGCTAAAATTTGGTTAGAGTCTGCAACAGAATCTATGTACACAGCTTTTAATCGTTCTAACTTTCAACAAGAAATATTTGAATTGTACCATGACCTTATTACCTTTGGTACAGCGGCAATGTTTATTGAAGAAGATGCAGATGATATTATAAAATTTTCTACAAGACACATTGATGAAATTTATATTGCTGAAAATGATAAAGGTAAAATAGATACCATCTACAGAAGATTTAAATTATCAGCGAGAGCTATTGTTCAAAAATTTGGCGATAAAGTATCAACAGATATTTTAACAATGGAGAAGAAAGACCCTTATCAAGAAATAGAAATTATACACGCAGTTTATCCAAGAAGTGATTTTGATCCTAAGAAAAAAGATAAAAAGAATATGCCATTTGAATCGGTATACATGGAATATAAAAATAAAAATGAACTATCGGTATCTGGATTTAAAGAGTTTCCTTTTGTAGTACCTAGATACTTAAAAGCATCACATGAAATTTATGGAAGATCACCTGCAATGACAGCATTGCCAGATGTTAAAATGCTAAATGAAATGTCTAAGACAACGATCAAAGCTGCACAGAAACAAGTAGACCCACCTTTATTAGTTCCTGATGATGGATTTTTATTACCTGTAAGAACTGTACCAGGTGGTTTAAATTTTTATAGATCAGGTACAAGAGATAGAATTGAACCTTTAAATATTGGTGCAAACAATCCTTTAGGATTAAACATGGAAGAGCAAAGACGAGATGCAATTAGAGCTGTGTTCTATGTTAATCAACTTATGATGCAAGATGGTCCGCAAATGACAGCGACAGAAGTTATCCAAAGAAACGAAGAGAAAATGAGATTGCTTGGACCAGTATTAGGAAGATTACAATCTGAATTATTAAAACCTTTAATTGATAGAGTATTTAATATTCTATTAAGAAACAATCAATTACCTCAAGCACCTGAATTTTTATCAGGTCAAGATGTGGAAATTGAATATGTTTCACCATTAGCTAAAGCACAGAAATCCACAGAACTTCAATCTATTATGAGAGCTATTGAAATACTTGGAAGCATGGCTAATGTAGCTCCTGTATTTGATTATATTAATTTTGATAATCTAGTTAAACATCTAGCAGAAATAGTTGGTGTGCCACAAAAATTATTAAAATCACAAAGTCAAGTAAACGCAGAAAGAGAACAAGCACAACAACAACAACAGGAGCAAATGCAAATGCAACAATTACAACAGGCAGCAAAAGCAGGAGGAGATATAGCTCCACTAGCTAAAGCCTTACCTGAAGAAGCCAAAGCTGTTGCAAATGCTGAAGTAGAATAATGGGTCAAGCAAAAGATAAAGAAAAACATTTTGAAAGGTATGTTCAAGATTTAAAAAAAAACTACCAATACATATTCGGAACAGACGAAGGTAAACAAGTTATGTCTGATTTAGAAAAGAGATGCCACCATCATACGACTACAAATGTTAAAGGAGATAGTCATGAGAGTGCATATATGGAAGGACAACGCAGCATCCTTCTATTTATAAAAGCAATGCTGCAAAATGAAAATGAAAAAGGAAAATAAAAATGTCAGAACAAACGCAGATAACGGAGCAACCTGCTTCGCCTGTAGAAACGACAACAACGCCTACAGAAACTAAGACAGAAAAACCAGTAGAAGCAACAATCACGCCTTCTACAGAACAACAACCACAACCGACTAAATCTTGGAAAGAAGCTATATCCGAAGAATTTAGAAACGATCCAAACATAGAAAAGTTTACAGAGATAGATGCACTTGCAAAGTCATATATTAATGCAACTAAAATGATTGGACAGGATAAGGTTGCTGTTCCTAATAAAAACTCAACAGAAGATCAATGGAATGAAGTGTATGAAAAATTAGGTAGACCTGAGTCTCCTGATAAGTATGCACTTAATATTAAATCAGATGTTGTGCCTATTGAAGATACTGCAGTTAAACAATTTGCAGAGAACGCACATAAGTTAGGTTTGAATAATAAACAAGCTCAAGGTGTTTTAGAGTTCTATAAAAATAGTATGGAAGGTCAAGCACAACAAGCTAAAATTGATACTGAAACTGCACAAGCTCAGTCTGAACAACAGTTAAGACAAGAGTGGGGTAGAGACTTTGAATCTAATGTTAAGAAAGCTGGAGCATTAGCTAAAGCTAATATAAATCCAGAAATATTAGATATGCAACTTAAAAATGGTATGAGACTTGGAGATCATCCTGAACTTATTAAAGGCTTTGCTAAGATTGCAGGTATGATGTCTGAAGATAAAATTGTTACTACAGAAAGCGAAAATGTAAACAAAACTTCAGATATTGAATCAGAAATAGCTACAATTATTAATAATCGTGAAGGTCCTTATTGGAATAGACAACACCCTGAACATGATAAAATGGTACAGCAAGTTTATACTTTAAGAGAAATGTTAAATAGCAAATAGTTTTAACCCCTTGTATTTTTTATTAAATTAATGTAAGGGGTTATTATTAGGACAATTCGTAAGAACCCTAATGACAACAGGAAAGACTGTGTTCTAACAGAACTAAAATGCAAGAGATGCCTACCTATTGGTGGAGAACCTTTCTGTTTAAATTAATACTAACAATAAAATGGAGAGACAATTATGTCATCACAAATAACTACAGCTTTTGTACAGCAGTATTCTGCAAATGTACAAATGCTATCTCAACAAATGGGATCGTTATTAAGAGACAAAGTCAGAGTTGAAAGTGTTGTAGGAAAAAATGCTTTCTTAGATCAAGTTGGCTCAGTAACTGCAGTTGAAAAAACTAGCAGACATTCAGACACTCCACAAATAGATACACCTCACGCAAGAAGAAGATTATCTATGAGTGATTATGAATTTGCTGATCTAATAGATCAACAAGACAAAGTAAGACTCTTAATTGACCCGACTTCATCTTATGCTCAAGCCGCTGCTATGGCAATGGGAAGAGCTATGGATGATGTAATCATATCAGCTGCATTAGGTACTGCGTACACTGGTGAAACTGGAGGAACTAGCACATCAAATGCGAATACAATCGCACATGGTTCTGGTGGTTTAACAATTGCTAAATTAAGAACTGCTAAGCAGACTCTTGATCTAGGCGATGTTGATCCTTCAATCCCTAGACACATCATCGTTGGTCCTAAGCAGATAACTGATCTTTTAGGAACAACTGAGGTAACAAGTTCAGACTTCAACACAGTCAAAGCATTGGCTAATGGTGAAGTAAACTCGTTCCTTGGTTTTAACTTCATTGTATCAAACAGACTATCTTTATCTAGCACAACTAGATCATGTATAGCTTTTGCACAAGACGGAATTGCTTTAGGTATTGGTAAAGACATCAATGCTAGAATAGACGAAAGAAGCGACAAGTCTTATGCTACTCAAGTGTACTACTGCATGAGCATTGGTGCTACTAGAATGGAAGAAGCAAAAGTTGTTGAAGTACAATGTACAGAATCATAATAGGAGGAAATAAATTATGGCAAATGTAAATACAGATATAGTTACGAATTTCGTAGCGACTCCACAGGTAAAGAATGATTCCCAACAGTTACATGGTGCAAAAAGAATTGCACAGGGAACTATCGCTTTAGCTGCAGGAGACTTATCAGCGACTGACACAGTTATGTTAGCTCCAATACCTACTAATGCTAGTATTTCCTCAATCAAGTTGTTTAATGACGACTTAGATTCTGGATCAACAAATACTACAGATGTTGGTTTATGGACAACAGATGTTGTTGCTGTGGATGATGATGCTTATGCTTCTGCGATTACAGACCTTAGAGGTGCTGTAACGACAGGAACTGAAGTAGCATTTGAAGCTAGAAACATAAACAAAATGGGACAAAAAGTTTGGGAAGATGCAGGACAATCTTCTGACCCAGGCGGTTACTACTATGTCGGATTATTATTCGATGCAGCTGGTGATACTGCTGGAGACTTAAGTTTCATTATTGAATATGTAATAGACTAATAAGTAATTAAGAAAGGGGAGAAATCCCCTTTCTTTTAAAAAGATTTTGGATTATAAAATATTATGGCATCAGTAGTAGACATTTGTAATGGAGCATTAAACCAATTAGGTGCAACAACCATTCTTTCATTAACAGAAGATTCAAAAAATGCTAGACTATGTAATGCTAGATACACTCAAGTTAGAGACTCACTATTTAGAACACATCCTTGGAACTGCTTACAGAAAAGAGTAGAAATTGCAGCAGACACAGATACACCTGCTTGGGGTTTTACTAAGCAATATACTTTACCCGCAGATTGTTTAAGATTATTAAGAATATTAGATTATGATTTAGATCATAAAGTAGAAGGAAGAAAAATATTAAGCAATGCTTCTTCTATGAAGATTTTATATGTAGCAAGAATTACAGACCCCAATGAATATGATGAGCTATTAAGAGAAACTTTATCTGCAGCATTAGGAGCAGATATTGCTTATGGTGTTACTTCATCTAATCCTGTAGCTAAAAATATGTATGAGCTGTTTCAAGATAAATTAAGGGATGCTAGGTTTGTAGACGCAACTGAAGGTCAAAACAATTCTCCTGACCTTGGTATGACAGATGAAATAGAAGCTAGTACCTTTATTAACTCAAGGTATTAACACATGGCACGAGTTGCAGCAGAGCTAACCAACTTTACAGGTGGAGAACTTTCGCCTCGTTTAGATGGTCGTAACGATCTAACTAAATATTCATCAAGCTGTAAGCGATTAGATAATTTTATTATTTATCCTCATGGAGCTGCCGCTAGAAGATCAGGTACTACTTTTGTAGCTGAAGTTGCAGATAGTGATAACAAAACAAGATTAATTCCTTTTGAATTTTCTACAACTCAAACTTATATGCTTGAGTTCTCTAATCTTAAAATTAGATTTTATAAAGACAATGGTGCTATTTTAGAAGGCGATAAAACTATTACTGCAATAACACAAGCTAACCCTGCTGTTGTTACTTCTAGTTCACATGGCTATTCAAATGGAGATGAAGTTTTAATTAGTAGTGTTTCAGGCATGACAGAAGTCAATGGTAAAAGATTTTTAGTTGCAGGTGTAACAACAAACACTTTCCAATTAACAGATAAAGATGGAACAAATATAAACAGCACAAGTTATACTGCTTACAGTTCTGGTGGAGTAGCTAATAAAGTTTATGAAATTGCAACACCTTATACAACTGCACAGCTTTTTGATCTTAAGTTTGCTCAGTCAGCAGATGTTATGTATATTACTCACCCTTCACACGAAGTAGAAAAATTATCTCGTACTGGTCATACTTCTTGGACATTGTCTGATGTAGATTTTACTAAAGGACCAATGCAAGATGCTAACACAACAGACACAACTTTAAATCCTGGTCAATCAGCAGTAGGTACAGGTATAGCTTTAGTAGCTTCTGCAGTTACAGGTATTAATGGTGGTTCAGGTTTTCAATCAACAGATGTTGGAAGATTTGTTTTTTTAAGTGCAGGTTATGCAAAAATAACAGCAGTAACTGATACTACAAATGCAACAATAACAATTATTACAGCTTTAGATAGTGCAAGTGCTACAGCAGATTGGAGACTAGGAGCTTTTTCAGATACTACAGGACATCCTTCTTGCGTTACTTTCTTTGAACAACGATTAGTATTTGCTGGAACAAGTGAACAACCACAAGCTATTTTCTTTTCAAGATCAGGTGATTATGAAAATATGGATGCAAATATTGGCGGTACAGTAGCAGATGATGATGCAATTATTTATACGATTGCGTCTAACCAAGTTAATGCTATTAGATTTATGACTGCAACAAGAACTTTAATTATTGGTACAGCAGGTGGTGAGTTTACAGTATCAGGAGGTGGAACAGATAGTGCTATTACACCAACAAATATATTAATTAAAAAACAATCAAACCATGGTGCAGCTAATGTAGATTCTATAGCTGTAGGTAACGCAACATTATTTTTACAAAGAGCTAAAAGAAAATTAAGAGAACTAGCCTATAACTTTGATGTAGATGGTTATCTTGCACCTGACATGACTATTCTTGCAGAGCATATTACTGAAGGTGGAATAACACAAATGGCTTACCAACAAGAACCTAATCAAATTATTTGGGGAGTTAGAAGTGATGGTGAACTTGTAGGTTTAACTTATCAAAGAGAACAACAAGTAACTGCATGGCATAGACATATTTTTGGCGGAAGATTTGGTAATGCAACCATTACAGTTACAGATTATGCAAACATAGCTGATGGTACAAGAATAGTTTTTACAAAAGCAGACGGCACAACAACAACCTTTACATCTGCTACATCTGCTACAACTGGTAAATTTCATACTACATCTAGTAACAACCAAACTGCAACTAATCTACAAACATTAATAAATGCTGACTCTGATTTTACAGCAACAGTTAGTAGTAATGTCGTTACAATTACAGAAACATCACCATTGTCTACAGGATTTTTAACTGTTAAATCTTTAGATGATTCTACTCGATTAGCAAAAACTGATGAAGGTAAAGCAGTATGTGAAAGTGTTGCTGTTATTCCAACTGATGATACAGAGTATCAAACATGGGTTATTGTTAAAAGAACAATTAATGGTTCTACAAGAAGGTTTGTAGAATATATTAATAATTTTGATTTTACAGAAACAGATAATACAACATTTAATTTTTTAGATAGTGCTTTATCTTATAGCGGTTCAGCTGCTACAACTATTTCAGGTTTAGATCACCTTGAGGGACAAACAGTTTCTATATTAGCAGATGGTGCAACACATCCTGATAAAACAGTATCAAGTGGTTCAGTTACATTAGATCGTTCAGCAACTAATGTAAAACTAGGTTTAGCTTACAAATCAATATTACAAACTATGAGACTTAATGCTGGTTCACAAAATGGAACATCTCAAGCTAAGACAAAAAGAATATATGAAATTACAATTAGATTATATGAATCTGTTGGTGTTGAGGTTGGAGAGTCTTTAAGCAACATGGAAAGAATACCATTTAGAACATCATCTGATCCTATGGATGAAGGTATACCTGTATTTACAGGGGACAAAACTGTAGAATTTAGAGGTAATTACGATACTGATGGTTTTATCTTTGTTAGACAAACTCAGCCTTTACCTTTAACCATATTATCTTTATACCCAGATTTACAAACCAATGACTAAAAATTTATTACAAATAGTGCCTTATATTGCAACCCATGGTAAGATTATTCTTGCTAGTCAAATGAACCATGTTCTTATGGATAAAGATGCACAATATGATGGAGATGCTATGCAATTAGAACAGAATGGTTTAGCTTATACTTGTATTATTAATGATGAGCCTATTGCATCTGCAGGAATGAAAATAATTTGGGATGGTGTGGCAGAAGGTTGGGTATTAGCGACAAATAAAGTTTGGAATCACCCACTTGTTATTGCCAGAGCCATTAAGAAAAATTTTGCAAGACTAGCTAAAGAAAATAATATAAAAAGAGTACAAACAGCTGTAAGAGCTGACTTTAAAATAGGTTTAAAGTTTGCTTCATGGCTTGGTTTACAAAACGAAGGATTGATGAAACATTATGGTTTTGATGGTTCAGATCACTTCAGATATGCGAGGATTTTTTAATGACTTGGGTTATACCAGTAGCAATAGGAGCAGCACAAATACAGCAACAAAATGTAATAGGTAAAACTAATCAAGCTATACAAAATCGTAATGCTCAAGTTGCTAAACAAGAAGGTGATGCAATAGAACAACAAGCTGAATTTGATGTAGCTACCTTTGCTAAAAAATTTAAAAAATTACAAGCAGAACAAAAAGTTGCAACTATTAAATCAGGTGCAGAATTATCTGGAACTTATTTTAAAATATTAAAAGCTAATGAAAGAGAAAAAGTTTTACAAGATAAGATTATGAGATACAATGCTAGTATTGGAAAAGCTCAAGCATACGAAAGAGCAAACTTTGCTATAATATCTGGTCAAGTTGCCAAACAACAAGCAAGACTTGCACAAATACAAACTGTATCTCAAATAGGGGGAAGTTTATTAACTATGAATAGTTTTAGTTCACCTAAAAAAGATCAAGGTGTATTAGTGGGGGATATGTAATGCCAAAAATACCTACATTCACAACAGAAGCAAGACCTACTGCAGAAGTAAGTTCTGTTCAATCTAATTTACAAATACCATTAAATACAGTTGCTGGTGCTTTTAAACCTTTAACAGATGCTGTAGTTAAATATAAAACAGCAGAACAAAATGCTTCTAATAAAACTGAAGCTCTCGAGTTAGAAAATCAAGCTGTTATTAAATTAAATGATGTAAGTCAAGAAATTAGCATTAAATTTACTAATTCAAATGATGCAAATAAATTTTTAATGGAAAAAAGTAAAGCTATAAGAGATGAATTTGCAAATAAAGCATCTAATGATAGAGTAAAAACTTTATTTACTAATAGTTATTTATTAGAAGAACAAAAAAAAATATATTCAGTTGATAATAAAGTTTACAATAATTTAATTAACAAAAGATCAGTTGCTTCTTCAATTAAAGAACAAAATCTTTTAACAGAAGCTATTTACGGAAATAACGAGTTAGCAAAAAAATCGTTACCTAATGATTTAAAATTATTATATGAAAATGATTATTTAGATGGTTTGATGACTGTTAAAGATTATGAAACTAAAAATGCTTCTATTCCTAATTTAATTGCTACTTTTGAAGTACAAAAAGATATGACAAAAGACCCTGTGCAAACTTATGTTAATCTTGATGAAGGAAAATATAAAGGTTTATTTATTGAAGATAGAGAACAGTTAAAAAGAGAAGCTGCATTAGAAGCCAAACCTATACTAAAAGAAAATATGATTAATTATATTGCTGCATTAGAAGATGGAAAAGATATTGGTATTAATGAAGCTGCCATTAAATCTATTTACGGAGAAAAAGTTTTTAATGATTTTAAAGAAACACAAAACAACACAAAAAAAATAAGTGTATTTAAAACTGCAATATTTAATTCTAAAATTGGAGATGAACAAAGCATTTTAGATATGTTTGAATTAAAATCTGGTAATTATGCTCAAGATAAACAGTATAAAGAAAAAGTTAAAGATTTTATTAGTCAAAAAAATGAACTTATTGAAAAAGATGCTGCAACTTTAATATTAAGTCATAATGCTATTGTTAGAGATAATTTTGATGCTTACAATGCTGAAACAAATAAAGATGCAAAACAACTATTGTTTAAAAAATATATTAATAGTGTAGTTCAAGCACAAGAAGACATGAATATTGATCCTACTTTAATTAGAGTATTGCCAGTTAATTTTGCACAAAAAGTTGTTATGGATTACAATAGTCAGCCTACAGAAAATAAAATTGGTTATTTACAAACTTTAGAAGAACAATATGGTGAGCAATATGGCAGAGTGTTAAACGAATTAACTGCTCAAGGTTTACCTGTAACTGCTAAATTAGTTTCTTATTTTAATGATGAAAATTTTGCAATATTAGCAACTAGCATAGATACTAAAGAAGAAAGAACAAGACTAAATGAATTTTTAAAAACACAATCAAATTTAAGTTTTCAAGACATTAATGAGTCTGTTGCAGATGAATTAGAAGATTTTAGAAATGCAGTTATGTTTTCTAATAAAATGAATACAACTAAAGCTAATGATGAATTAGGAGATATACAAAATGTAATTACTTATATAGCTATTAATAAAATGTCTGCAGGAATGAAGGAATCTAAAGCTATAGAAGAAGCAACAAATTATATTACAAATAATTTTGTTGTTGAAGATACTTATTTTATACCTAAAAATTATAATAATGATAGATTAAGTCCAAAACATATAGAGTTTATTCAAGATAAAATTCAATATATAAAAAAACATCATCTTCAAGATTTTGATATGATGCCTTTTAAATCTAATAATCCCAATATATCAGATAAAGAATTAAACGATGAAATGTTAGAACAAGCTAAAGATAATGGGGTTTGGATTAATAGTGGTGATGGCAATAGTCTTATTTTTGCTATTGAATTTTCTGATGGTTCTTTAGGTTTGGTACAAAATAAAAAAGGTGAATTATTACAAGTTAATTTTGATGATGATTCTTATAAATTACCTACTACAGATATTGATATGGATATTAGAAATCTTAACGAAGAGTTACCTCCAGGAGCTTAATTATGGCAAATATATCTTTTGGTTTAGATACAGATAAATATGCTAAAGAAAGAGGATTTGATAAATATCAAACTGGTATAGGTGAAGTGTTAGGCGAAACTGCAAAAGATGCTTGGAAATATAATCCTGTTTCGTCTATTTTAAGATTATCAGAATTGGAAACAAATAGATCAGAAGATACAGGTGAACCTTTAGTTGATAGACAAGAACTTAATGATAAATATGGAAAATATAATTTATTTTTTGACGAAGATGAAAAACAATCAACAGTAGATATTATTGTAGAAAGAAAAAAAGCAGAAATTAATAGGCAAAGTATTATTCAAAGAGGACCAGAAGGAAGATTAGGTAATTTGTATTTACCAACATTAGCTAAATTTGGAACAGCTATGGTAACTAGCATTTTCGATCCTATTAACCTTGCATTAATGTTTGTTCCTTATGTGGGTCAAGCAAGATTTGCTAGTTTAGTTGCTAGATATGGATTTACAAAAGCAAGATTTGCTAAAGGTGCTGTAGAAGGAACTATAGGTATTGGTATTGCTGAACCTCTGGTTTACACAGCTGCACAAAGAGAACAATCTGATTATGGTTTAGTAGATAGTTTTATGGCAGTTAGTTTTGGAGGTATTTTGGGTGGAGGACTTCATGTTGGTATTGGTAAATTAAAAGATTTTAATACAGCTAGAAAATTTAAAAAAAGAATCAAAGCAGCTAGAGATAAAGCTGGTATTAAAGATGGAGATGAACCTGTAGTTAATTTATATAAAGAATATTATCCTGAAAATTCTAGGATTATGAAAGAACTTGCTGAAACTAATCCTGATGTTAGAAAAACTTTATTAACAAAAGCTATTTCTGATTTAATTGAAGATATACCTGTCAATGTTAAAAATATAGCTGATCTTGATCCTAAATTAAGAAATGCTCAACTTAATGAAAAAGTTACACCTAATGAAAGAGTAAATGTAAAAAATCAAATAGACGAACAAGTGCCTTTAAAAAAACAAGAAGTTACCTCTCAAGATACAGGAGCAAGAACTAAAAATCCTGTTGAGCAAAAAGCAGTTGATGAATATGAAGCAAGTCGAAGCCAAGAAGATATTACATTAAGAAATTTAGATGAAGAAGCAGGTACAGTTGAAAGACAATTAAATGTTTTAAAAGAAAAACAAAAAGATTTAAACATTAAAGATAGTGAAGAAATTAGAACAACAATTAAAGAATCTGATGAATTAAATACAAAACAGAAGGAAATAAAAGATGCTATTATAGATGGTATTAATTGTTTTAATGGAAGATAATTATGGCAGATAAATGTTTAACTAGAATAGAGAATACTTTAAAAAAATCTTCTATTGGTACAGAAAAAGCACAAAGTATTTTAAACGATATTAAGAAAGCTCAATCTGAAACTAAAATTGCAGCTTTAGATGAAACGATTGTATCTAAACTTGCTGATGGTGTTTTAAAAAGACAACAAATACAAAAAAAAATTAACAAATTAAATGCTTTAGAAGATGAGGTAAAAATTAGAAATACTGTTGAGTATGTTTTAAAAGAATTTCCTAATAATCCTAAAGAAGGTTTAGCTGCTGTTTTAGTTGGAAGTAATTTACAAAAACAAGGTAGTCGTTCTTCAGTTGCTCTTGCTCAACTCTCTTACTATAGAGATATTGTTGTTTCTTTTAATGCTAAATTAAAAGAAAACAAGGTTGATACTTTATTTGCAGAAGCTAATGCAGATATAGAAAGAAAAGTAGCAAAAGTTATTTGGGAAATAGGTAATGATGCAAAAATTACAGAAAAAAATAAAGATATTATTACTCTAGGAAAAGTTATAGCTGAATTTTCAGAAACAATAAGAAAAAAATATAATGATTATGGAGCTAATACAGAAAAATTAGCTGGATGGATTGTTAGACAATCATCTGATCCTTTTCAATTAAGAAATGCTGTAGATGTTTTAAATTTAAAAAACAGAAAAAATATAAAAGAAATTAATGGTACACCAGAAAGAAATTTAGCTGCTTGGAAAGAATATATTTTACCTAAACTAGATCAAAAAAGAACTTTTGCAAACACAGATGGTTCTCCTCAAGCTATAGATGAGTTTTTAACTTTTGCTTATAATTCTTTAATTAAAAATCAAAATCAAGTTGTAGATGGAGCAGGTAATTCTTTTGGTTCAAGAAGTTTAGCAGAAAGAATTGGTGCAAAAAGAGTTTTACATTTTAATACTTCTGATGATTGGTTTGATTACAATGCTATGTTTGGTGGAAAAAATTTAAAAGAATCTTTGTTTGATGGTTTTAATATGGCGGGTAGAAATATTGGTATGATGAGTATGCTTGGTTCTAACCCACAAAAAAATTTTTTAAAAATAGGTGATTTAGTTAAAAGACAATTAATTTTAAAAGGTAAGCAAGGTCAAGCAGAAAAAGTGGGAAACTTTGTTAAAAAGGAACAAGGAGGTTATTATAAATTTATGTCAGAAGTAGATGGTTCAGTAAATACTATTAATGGATTTGAATTTGCTAAATGGTCTGCAATTAGTCGTTCTATTATGTCTATGGCAAAATTAGGAGGAGCAACAATATCTGCAATAGCCGATGTTCATTTGTATGCTAGAGAATTAAAATGGCAAGGTCGATCTTATATTGGTGGTGTAGCTGAAGCTCTTGGTAGATTGGCTAAAATAAAAAATGCAAAAAAAAAAGCAGAGATAGCAGAACAATTAGGTTTTATAGCAGATAATATTATATATGATTTAGCTGCCAGATATTCTGTAGGTGATAACTTAAATAGAAATTTTACACAAATACAAAGAACTTTTTTTAAACTTAACGGATTAGCTTGGTGGACTAATTCTCTTAAAGATGGAGCAATGTTAGGCATGGGTAACTTTGTTGCTAAACAAAGAAAAATTGCATTTAATAATTTAACACCTGAATTTAAAAGATTGATTACTCACTTTGGTATTAATGAAAAAATTTGGAATGTCATTAGAAAAATGGATGTAGAAAAAGCTGACGATGGTAAAGAATTTTTTTCAGTTAGAAACATAGATAATTTATCTGATGATGTTATTAAAGATTTATCTGGTGTTACAAAAATGTCTAAAAGACAAGTAGCCATTGCAAGAGATAATTTAAAAACAAGAGTATTAGGAATGTTTTTAGATAGATCAACTTATGCTGTAATAGAACCAGATGCTAGAACTAGAGGAAATTTAAAACAAGGATTACAGGCGGGGACTGGACCTGGTGAAGCTATAAGATTTTGGGGTCAGTTTAAAGCATTTCCATTTGCTATATTCCAAAAAGCAATAGGAAGAGAATTAGCATTTAGTGAAGCGGGGTCTAAAATGAGAGCCTTTACAGGAATAACTACTTTAGTTGCTGGTTCTGCTATTTTTGGATATATATCTATGAGTGCTAAAGATTTATTAAAAGGTAAAAAACCAAGAGACCCAATTAACAAAAACACTTTTTTTGCTTCTATACTTCAAGGCGGTGGATTAGGTATATATACTGATTTTTTATTTGGAAAAATTCAACAAAGTACAAGTGCTTTAGCTACTTTTGCTGGTCCTGGTTTGACTGAAGCAACAAAGATAACAGCCATTTTTAATTATCTTATTAAAGGAGAATTTTCTAAAGCAGGTAAGCAAGGGTATTTATCAATTAAAGAAAATATACCTTTTTTAAATTTATTTTACTTAAAAACTGCCTTTGATTATGCTATAGGTTATCAGATCATGGAAACATTATCTCCTGGTAGCTTAAGAAGAATGGAAAAAAGAATGAAAGAAAGTGGACACGAATTTTTATTGACTAAACCTTCTAGTTTATTTAAAGGATTTTAAGTATGACAGTATCTTCAACTACAGTAAAAAACTCATATTCAGGCAATGGCTCTACAACTGAATTTGCTTACGCATTTAAAATATTTGCAGACACAGACCTTCAGGTCATTATCCGTTCCTCAACAGGAACTGAAACAACAAAGACTCTAACAACACACTATACAGTTTCTGGTGCAGGAGATGCTTCAGGTGGAAATGTAACTTTCACTTCTGGTAATACCCCAGCTTCAGGCGAAACTGTTGTTATTAGAAGAGCTGTCCCGCAAACACAGGCTATAGATTATATAGCCAATGATCCATTCCCTGCGGAGACTCACGAAGAGGGTTTGGATCGTGCAACCATGACTGTCCAGCAAATGCAAGAGGAGCTTGATAGATCATTTAAAGTTTCAAGAACAAACACAATTACAACACCAGAATTTACAGATGATGCTAGTACAAGAGCATCTAAAACTTTAGGATTTGATAGCGATGGTAACTTAACAACAGTAGCTGATTTTTTACCTGCAGGTGGAGATTCAGCAATGTTTCAATATTCAACAACAACTACAGATGCTGATCCTGGAGCAGGATATTTTAGATTAAATAACGCAACGATTGCTAGTGCAACAGAAATATATGTTGATGATTTAGAATACAATGGAACAGATATTTCAGCATGGGTACAATCATGGGATGATGTATCAGGTAACGATACTAATAGAGGTAGAATAAGAATTTCAAAAGCTAACACATTAGATACTTGGATGGTATTTAAAGTTAGTGGTGCTGTTACGGATGCTAGTGGTTATACTAAAGTTACTTTAGTTCATATTGACTCTGCAGGTACTTTTGCAAACGATGATAAATGTTGGATTGCATTTACAGCAAGTGGAGAAGATGGTGCAATACCAGGTTATTTCTATAAGTTTGATACAGGTACATCTGATGCAGACCCTGGTGCTGGAGAAATAGCATTTAACAATGGAACTTATGCTTCAGCTACAGAAATTTATATTGATGATGCTGATGCTAATGGTGCTAGTACAGCTACAGATGTTCAAAGTTGGGGAGGATCAACTTCTACAATTAAAGGATTTTTACACATTGTAGATATTAACGATAGCTCAACTTATGCAAGATTTAAAATTACAGCTGCGGTTAGTGATGAAAGCGGCTACAACAAAATTACAGTTGCTCACCTTGCTTCTAATAATACTTTTAGTGCTGCTGATGAATTATCAGTTCATTACACAAGAACAGGATTAAAAGGAGACACAGGTTCTACAGGTGCTACAGGAAGTACAGGAGCAACAGGTTCTACGGGAGCAAGTGGTACAAACTCACAATTATCAATGACTTGGTCAAGCTCAACTTCTGATGCTGATCCAGGTGCAGGTAAAATCGCTTTTAATAATGGTACATTAAGTTCTGTTTCTATTTTATATGTGGATGATGCAGATGATGCTTCAGCAGATATATCAGGTTATGTTCAATCTTGGGATGATGTTTCTAATTCTACAGCTAGAGGTATTGTTACAATTACCAAAGAAGGAACAGCATCAACTTATGCAACTTTTAAAGTATCAGGTGCAGTTACAGACGCATCAGGATATACAAAAGTTCCAGTAACTCATGTTGTTTCAAGTGGATCGTTTTCAAACACAGATGGTGTTGGTGTACATTTTTCTTACTCAGGTGCTGATGGTACAGGAGATATTGAAGGAGTTACAGCAGGTACAAACTTATCTGGTGGTGGTACATCAGGAACAGTTACAATAAATTTAGCTGATGCTTCTACATCTGTAAAAGGTGCTGCATCATTTAGTTCAGATAACTTTGCTGCTAGTTCAGGTGCAATAACAATTAAAGATTCAGGAGTAGCTACAGCAGAAATACAGGATGATGCTGTAACACTTGCAAAAATGGCTTCTGGTACAGATGGTAATCTAATTACTTATGATGCTAGTGGTAATCCTGCAGCAGTATCAACTGGTAATTCAGGACAAGTATTAACTTCTCAAGGAGCTGGTGCTGCACCTGTATTTTCTGACGCAGCAGGTGGAGGAACAGATTGGCAGTCTGTTAAAACTGCTAACTACACAGCATCTGCTTTAGAAGGTGTATTTGCAAATACAACATCAGGTTCATTTACAGTTACTTTACCAGCATCACCTAGTTTAGGAGATGAAGTGTCAATTATAGATTATGCTGGAACATTTGATACTTATCCTTTAACAGTCGGTAGAAATTCACAAAAGATCGAAGGATCAGCTGCAGACTTAACAATAAGTGTTGAGAGAGCTGCAATTACATTAGTTTTTACAGATTCAACACAAGGTTGGTTGGTTAAAGGATAATGATAAATGGCAACATATAAAGAAATCAAAGGTACTACTGTTAAAGTTAGATCAAGTTCAATGCCTACAACTTACCCACAAGTGGCAGGTGAACTTTATTATAATTCATCGAATGGTCAATATGAATTTTTAGGTCCAGGAACTGGAGCTTGGAGTTCAGGTGGAAATTTAAATCAAGGAAGATTAGGTATGATGTCTAGTGGTGGAGGTACACAAACTGCTGGTCTTGTATTTGGTGGATATAAAAATGATTCTGCTGCTGCCAATGAAACAGAATCTTATAATGGATCATCTTGGACTGAATTAGCAAATTTAAATACAGCTAGAATGGCGGCAGGTGGATGTGGAGCAACTAACACAGCAGCTCTTGCTTTTGGCGGATCAATACCACCAAAAAGTGCAGCAAATGAACAATGGGATGGCAGTAGCTGGACAGAGGTAGGAGATTTAAATTTAGCTAGAGAAGGTAATCAAGGAACTGGCACTAGCACAGCAGCATTAACTTTTGGTGGAGAAGCAGGTTCTCCAGCATCAAGAAAAGGAGAAACAGAAAGTTGGAATGGTAGTAGTTGGACTGAAGTAGGAGATTTAAACACAGTAAGAATGAGAGCTGGTGGTGCTGGAACTTCAACCGCAGCTTTAGCTTTTGGTGGTTTTAATCCACCTAATTATTTAAATGTAGTTGAATCTTGGAATGGCAGTAGTTGGACTGAAACAACTGAAATTAATACAGGAAGATCACATGGAGGAAGTACAGGAGCAACAAGTACATCTGCTTTATTATTTGGTGGAAATGAACCTTCAAAAAGCACAAAAACAGAATCATGGAACGGAAGTAGTTGGACGGAAGTTGCTGATTTAGCAACTGCAGTTAATGGAAATATAGGAACTGCAGCAGGTACAAATACACAAGCTATGTCTGTAGGTGGTCAAACACCAGCAGGTGATCCAGGAGTAGCAACTACAGAAGAATGGACACTTTCTCATTCAATTAAAACAGTTACAACGAGTTAAAAATGATTTATAACAACAAAAAAGGAGGAAACTATGGCATACAAATACAGTGTTAAAGCAAATTGGGGAAAGAAAGCCAATGGTGATCCATTTATTCGTCATGAAGATAGAAAAATGTTTCATATTGAAGGCTTCCCTGGTGATGTTTGGGTTACTGAAGATAATGTATATGGTGGTAGATGGATAGGTAGAGTAGCTGGTGTTGAAAAAACTAAAGCTGAAGCTCAAGCTATTGTTGATGCAGAAGTAACAGCAGCACAAGCCGCTTATGATGCAAAATCTGATGAATACAAAGCTAGATACTCAAGACCAACAGATATAACATTACCATAGTAAAATCCTCATGGCAGAATTTAAAGCTATAAAAGGACAAGCTATTAAAAATAGGACATCTGATCCTTTAGGATCAGGTATAGCTAATGGTGCTTGGTCTAGTGGTGCAGCTTGCAATACTGCAAGAATGTTTGATGCTACTGCTCAAACAGGCACGAATAGTGCAGGACAAATAGCTGGGGGAGTATATCCAGGAGGCAGTGCAAATACAGAACAGTATAATGGAACAGCTTGGACAGAAGTTGCTGATTTAAATACAGGAAGATTTGATATATTTGGAAATGGAACACAAACATCTGCAATAGCAGCTGGAGGATATACTACTACATGGGTAACTAATTGCGAAAGTTGGAATGGCTCTTCTTGGACTGAAGTTAGCGAGATAAACCAAGCAAGAAGAGAAGGTGGTTCAGCAGGAATTTCAAACACTTCAGCTTTAATATTTGGCGGAGAAGGTTCTCCTTCTTCTACACCATATGCTTTAACAGAAACATGGGATGGATCAAGTTGGACAGAGGTTGGTGATTTAAATGCAGCAATATATGGAACTTCAGGAGGTGGAACTCAGACAGATGCTATAAGAGCAGGTGGAGTAACAGATGGAGCAGCAAACCCATCTGCAACTGTAGAAACTTGGAATGGTTCTAGTTGGACAGAAACCACAAACATAAATACTTCTCGAGGATATAATGCAGCTGCAGCAGCAAACTCTACTGCTGCATTGGTAATTGCAGGAACAACTAATAGTGGTCCTACACTTAGTGCCTTAGTAGAATATTGGAATGGTTCTTCTTGGACTGAAATTAATGATGTATCAACAGCAAGGCGAGAAGTTAATGGTGCAGGCACAGCTACTCAAGCATTAGCTATCGCTGGTGGTTCAAGCGGTCCTGGAGGAACAGCAACAGAAGAATTTACAGCAGCAACAATAACAGATTCAATAAAAACAGAAGGACAAGTTTATTATCGTAGTGATACAGGCGACATGAAAGTTACATTAACTCAACAAGGTACAGGTGCATGGTCCTCTGGAGGAAATTTAAATCAAGCTAGATCACAAAATGCTGCTATAGGTTCTTCACAAACTACTGCAATGTTAGCTGGTGGAAATAAATATTCTCCTGGTGCATCTTATACTGCAGTTGAACAATATAATGGTTCATCATGGACAGAAATTACAGAAATTAATACATCAAGAGGATATAATACAGGAGCAGGAACACCATCAGGAGCTTTATCTGTTTCAGGGATTCTTGCTGGTCAAGCATCAGGTATGGCAAATGTAGAGTCTTGGGATTCAAGTTCTTGGACAGAAGTTAGTGATGTTAATACTGCAAGAGCGCAAGCAGGTGGATGTGGAGCAACCAACACAGCAGCTATTACTTTTGGTGGAGAAGTATCAGGCGGGGGAACAACAGCAAATACAGAAAGCTGGAATGGTTCTTCTTGGACTGAAGTATCTGATTTAAATATGTCAAGAACTCAAATTGGAGGTTCAGGCACTTCAACAGACGCAATGGGAGTTGGAGGTCATCCTGGTTCTGGAAATACTAATGATGCAGAAACATGGGATGGATCATCCTGGACTGAAATATCTAATGTAAATACAGAAAGACAAGGTGGAATGTGTATAGGTACTAGCACTCCATTACATTTATTTGTAGGTGGTAGAGCTGGATCAACTTATTATACTATTACAGAAGCATGGAATGGTTCGGCATGGACAGAAGTAGCAGATTTATCTACAGCAAATTATAATGGTACTTCTATAGGTGCGTATGCAAATGGATTAGTATGTGGTGGTATTGCTTCTGCTCCTACACAACCAGCAGCAACAGAAGAATGGACTATACCTTCTTCATTAAGTAATTTAACAATAACGGATTAACATGGCTGAATATAAAGATATAAAAGGTTACACAATAAAAGTTACAGATACTGATCCACTTGCTTATGCAGGAGCATGGACTAGCGGTGGTAATATTAATCAAGCTAGACAATCTATGGGTGGTGCTGGAACAACTACAGCAGGATTAGTATTTGGTGGTGGAGGTGATCCACCTGCTTATAATCTTTCAGAAGAATATGATGGAACATCTTGGACAGAGGGAAACAATCTTAATACAGCAAGATGGTTACTTGCTGGAACAGGAACGCAAACAGCTGGTTTAGCTGTTGCTGGAAGATTAGAATCAGGTTCTCCTAACAAAGAAATAAAAGCTGAAGAATATGATGGTACAAACTGGACAGAATCTGGAGATTTAAATACTAGACGAGATCAACTTGGTGCAGCAGGAACACAGACTGCAGCAATCGCTTTTGGTGGTACTGATGGAAGTAGCGATCAAGCTGTTAATGAATCTTATAATGGTTCTTCTTGGACTGAAGTTGGAGATTTAAATACAGCTAGAACAGGATTAGGTGGTGGACTTGGTAGTTCTACTGCTGCTATTTTAGCTGGAGGTGGTTTAGCATCAGCACCTTATTATAGTGCTTCAGTTGAATCATGGAATGGTAGTGCATGGACTGAAATAGCTGAATTAAATACACAAAGATTTTATAGTTCTCATTCTGGAACTTCTACTGAAGGATATGTTTTTGGTGGACAACCAGGAACTAAAAGCGTTACTGAACATTGGAATGGAACTTCGTGGACTGAAGTAGCTGATTTATCTACTGCAAGATCAAAAATGGGAGCTTCTCCACAAAGTTCGCCTGATACTATGTTTGCAACAGGTGGTTATACAACTACAAATGTTGCTGTTACAGAAGAATTTGCTTTCCCATCCGCACCCGCAGTACAAACTGGACAAGTTTGGGTTAAAACTGCAACAGGTGTTGACAGTGTTTTAAAAGGTTATGCTGCACAAGGAACAGGTGCTTGGTCTACTGGAGGAAGTTTAAATACCGCTAGAAGATTAACATCAGGGTCTGGAACTCAAACTTCATCCAACTGTATATCAGGTTATACAACAGCTGCAGTTGCACAAGTAGAAAATTATAATGGAAGCTCGTGGACAGAAGTAACTGAATTAAACACAGATAGATATGGAAGTTCATCAGCTGGTGCAGATAATACATCATCACTTGTATTTGGAGGAAATCCAGGGTCTACAGCTGTAACAGAATCTTGGAATGGGTCATCGTGGACAGAAGTTGGAGATTTAAATGAAGGTAGATATTATGGAGGCTCGTCTGGGGTTCAAGGCAGTGCTCTTTTATTTTCTGGTAGTGACGGCAGTCTTACTGCTAACACAGAAACATGGAATGGATCAAGTTGGTCTGAAGTTAGCAATGTAAATACACAAAGGCAAGGTGGAGCAGGAGCGGGACCAAGTAATTCATCTGCTATATTTTTTGGAGGAGACGATACCCATAATGAAACTGAAATTTGGAATGGATCAAGTTGGACAGAAGTTGGAAATTTAAACACAGGAAGGCAATTTCCAGGCGGTAGTGGCAACACTACTTCTGGGTTAGCTTTTGGAGGAGGCACTCCAGGTGGTAACCTTGCAATTACAGAATCATTTAATGGTTCAAGCTGGACAGAGGTGGCTGATTTAGGAACAGCAAGAACCAATATTAGAGGATCAGGTTCATCTGTTTCAGGACTAGCATTTAGTGGTAATACTGGTAGTGTTTCTAATGCAACAGAAGAGTGGACTGTACCATTCACAACTAAGACATTTGACACAGATTAAGACTTGACCTTAATCTATAAATAAGTAGATTGGTTATGACTTTATGTCAAAAGAAAAACGCAACATACAAACATTAGCTAAAACTCAATCTAAATACTTAACAGGTATTTTGGATGAAGAGGATGTTAAACAATTTAAAAGTTTAATTCCTGAACTTAAAGATACTTGGAAAAAAAAACAAATGTTTCGTACAGAAACAGAAATGAGATTTTCTGTATTATCAGATAATAAATATCCAACTAAAGCTGCAAAGTATTGGCAATGTGTAAGAGAACAGAATACTCACTTTGAAAATTTAATGCACTTATCTTTTGATGCTAGAAAGAATGATGTAGAGATTGAAAAGATAAGAGATAAGATAAGTAAAGAAAAAAATAAATTAGAAAAACAATTATTACAAATAGAATTAGAAGAAAAGATTTATGGTAAAGCAAGTATGGAGTTAGTTGCTAAACATAGAATGAGAGAAGTAGCAACATGGTCTAAACTTAAAAAAGAATTTGACGATGGTAAATTTGATAAAGAAGATGTTAATACCCACCAAGCTAAATCTTATATGTTAAGATTACAACATCAAAAAGCAACACTAACACCAGGTTCATCTCAACCTGAAGTTTTTAATGTATTAGGACAACTTGATACATTAAATAGAGTTATAAAAGATGGCGAGTTACTACCTAAAGGTAAAGAAAATAAAAAACTAAAAAAATAATATGAAGTTCGACTTTGTTTATCTTGGTCAAACAGTTTTAAAATACCAAGTACCCTTAGAGGTATTTGTTGCTCTTAACGATATATACGAAAAAAGAAAAAAGGAATTACCTAAAGCAAACAAACAACTTGTAGGTAAAATAGAAGATGAAGTGTCTTTATTTTATTCTGGTCCTAACAGTAATAAAATGCACCAACATTCTTTTTTACCTCAAGATATTCTACAATGGTTTGATTCTATATTTAATCATTATCTTACATGGAATAAAGTTGGTGAAAACCATAGATCAATAAATTCTATATGGGTTAATGAAATGAAAGCCAACGAATATAATCCAGTACATATTCATCAAGGTAAAATTTTTACAGGCTTATCTTCTGTAATGTGTTTAAAATTACCAAAAGAAACAGGTATGGAATATTCAGCACAAGACAAACCTATGAATGGACGATTACAAATTATAGGTGCTGCTGCAGGTCAGTTTGCTAAAACAGATTATTCTCCAAACATGAAGATTGGAGACTTCTATGTTTTTCCTTATGACATGAGACATTGTGTTTATCCTTTTAATTCTACAAAAGAAAAAAGAAGAACTTTAGTTTGTAATGTAGATGTAGATTATAACCCAGTAGCAAGTAGATCGGCAGGAGGACAAAACGAATGATAACTTATATGCCACCATGGCAGTCTTATGTTGCTACTACAACAGGACCTTTATTTAGTCCAGAACAATGTAGAGATATTATTAATGCTGGTCATTCTTGTAAACCTGAACAAGCTAGAGTAGGTGGAGGAAAAAAAGGTAAGCATGATACTAAAAAAAGAGTTACTACAATTAGTTGGATTCCATTTCAAAAATTACCACAGATGTATAAAGTTATTGAACAACAAATATCCAAAGTTAATTTAAATCACTTTATGTTTGATGGTGTTAAAATTACAGAACCCGCACAGTTTACAGAATATCCTAAAGGTGGTTTTTATGATTGGCACATGGACTTAAATCCTTTTGGTGCTAATGGTGAACATCCTATTAGAAAAATATCTATGACTTGTTTATTATCTGATCCTTCTGAATTTTCAGGCGGTGATTTATTATTTTCTGATACAGGTAAACAAGATGTAATAAAATTACAACAAGGACAAGCTATATTCTTTGCATCTTTTATGAGACATAGAGTAGCTCCAGTTAAAAAAGGAATAAGACGATCTCTTGTTATGTGGTTTGGTGGTCCACCTTTTAAATGAATCGAGAAGTATTATTTCCTACTCCTATCTATTGGAAAGATTTACCTGATGCTAAAAAAATAAATAAATATTTATTTAAACATATAAAGGCTTGGTATAAAAAAAATCCTAAAGGTGAAACAAAAACAAATTCTGGTTTTGGTTGGCATAGTCCAACAAACATGAATGAAAAAAAAGAATACAATCCTTTAACATCAGAATTATTTAAGATGGCTGAAGAATGTAATAAAGATTATGGTATTCAACCTAAGCTGGGACTAGGTAATATGTGGTGTAATATTAATCCTAGTTATAGTTACAACAAAACCCACACTCACCCAAACTCATTATGGTCAGGTGTGTATTATATTAAAGTACCTAAAGATAGCGGTAAGATATTTTTTGAAGATCCTAGACCAGGACCTAATATTTATATGCCTAGACGATTAGATAATTTACCAAAACAATTATGGAGAGTTACAGCTTACGATGCTATTGAAGGTCGTATGATATTCTTTCCTTCATGGCTGCCTCATGGTGTAGATATTAATATGAATACAGATAAAGGTGAAAAAAGCTGGAGAGTATCTGTATCTTATAATTTTATACAAACATGAGTTTTAAAAAAAATAAATACCAAATAATTCGTAAAGCAATATCAAAAGATATAGCTGATTTAGCTTTTACTTACTTGCAAATCTCTGCTGAAGCAGACTATTGGATGCTACAAAACAACAAAACTCATACTGCAAATCCTTTAATTGGAAATTTTACAGACCGACAAGTTCCTAATTCTTATGCTAAATATGCAGATCGTTTAATGGAAACATTATTAATTAAAACTATGCCTGTCATGCAAAAAAAAACAGGATTAAATCTTATTCCTACTTATGCCTATACAAGATTATATAGAACAGGTAATGTTTTATGTAGACATAAAGACAGACCTTCATGTGAAATATCTACTACACTTAATCTTGGCGGTGATCCTTGGTCTATCTATTTAGACCCGACAGGAAGCGATAATGTTATTGATGAGTATAAAAATATTATGAAACCTAATGCACCTAAAGGAATAAAAATAGATTTAAAACCAGGGGATATGTTAATCTATTCTGGTTGTGATTTAGAACATTGGAGAGAACCATTTAAAGGAAAACTTTGTGGTCAAGTTTTTTTACATTATAATTATGTTGAAGGTAAGTACGGCAAAGAAAATCTATACGACAAAAGACCTATTCTAGGTATTCCTAAATAACACATATCAATAATAACTTATATCTGATAGTTAAATTAGATGAAGTTTATTTTAGTTTTACATATTTGCTCAGTTGTTCATCTTAATTGTTTACCACCAGTAAATGATACTTTTATCTTTAATTCTTGGATAGAATGTGCTAATGCGGGTTATCTACGAGCTATTGAAACTACTAATAAAATGGATAGTGATATAGTAAACAGAAATCAAGTGGTCGTTAATTTTAAATGTGTACCAGTTGAGCAAACATAGGAGAATATTATGGATAAATTTTTAAAAGTATTTATTGAAGAAGTAAAAATATTTTGGAAAGATTTAAGAGATGGGATTAAAAACAAAGTTAAGAAAATCATCTGCAACTGCAAGTGCCAAAAAGATTAAACAGTACGCAGAAAAGAGTAATAGTGTTCGTATCTCATACCATGAGAAAGTTTGTGCTGAACGCATGAAAACTTTATTCAAAGCTATTGACGAGATGAGAGCAGATATTAAAAATTTACACTCTGACATGAATAAGGGTAAAGGAGTTATATCATTTGTTATTATACTCGGTGGACTTATAGGAGCTGCAATTAGCTTCTTTAAATGGAATGGCTAAACGCAGAAAGACAGCTTCTGTTGGACTTTATAATGAACTTATTGCACAAGCACACTTTGCCAAAGACCCTAATAAAATTGTATTCGTACCTGCTATGGGTAAAGGACCAATAGATATGGTAGTCTTAGATATAAACACAGGAGAGTATCAAGCCTATGATGTTAAGAGTGCTAATTATAGAAAATCAGAGTATACTCCTAAAGATACTTATAAAAGGAAAGCAGGAACACTAATAAATAGAGGCTTGACAGGCGAGCAAAAAAAATTAAAGGTTAAAATATATTACAATAAATGAAACTTACAGCTAACATAACATTGGATGAGCTAACTAAGTCGCAGATTGCTGAACGGAAAGGCATTAACAATAATCCTAACCCACAACAAATAGAAAATTTAAAAGCATTAGCTGTCAATGTACTACAACCTATTCGTTCACACTTTGACAAACCTCTAATTATATCTAGTGGCTTTAGATGTGCAGAGCTGTGCTTAGAAATTGGTAGCAAAATTACCAGCCAACATGTGGCAGACGATGAAGCTGCTGCAGCAGATTTTGAAATACCAGGTGTAGATAACAGAGAACTTGCAAGATGGATTAGAAATAACCTTGAAGTAGATCAGGGTATATTAGAATTTTATAGAGATGGAGAGCCAACATCAGGTTGGATTCATTGTAGTTATTCAATTAATACAAACAGACAACAATGGTTAAGAGCCATAAGAGAAGAAGGCAAGGTAGTTTATAAACCTTGGTTAGAATAATATGTGGTTAAATTTATTAGGTATGGGAGTTAAGACAGCTGCCAAGCTATATCAAGACAAACAAAAAACTAAAGAAGCATTATCAGAAGCCAGACTTCACCATGCAGAGAAGATGAGGAGGGGGGAGATAGAGTACAAAGGTAAAGTATTCGAGCATCAGAAGGGAGACTGGAAAGATGAGTTCGTACTTATCGTGTTGTCTACCCCTATCTTCATGTTAGCTTACTCTGTATTTGCAGATGATCCAGAGATAGAAAGAAAGATGGATTTATTTTTTGAGAAGCTCCAATCAATGCCTTGGTGGTTGGTCGGACTTTGGGTATCAGTCGTTGCTGCTATCTATGGTATCAAAGCAAGTGAAATAAAAAACTTTAGCAAATGACAACCAACGATTATGATCCTAGGTTAATTGACAAATATCAAGAGCCAAGATATTTAGTTCATTTTCAATGGGATAAATCTAATGATGTTTATCGTTATGCTTTAGTTGAGGTTATACATCCAAAAGATATAGACTCTAGGAATAAAGAAAAAAAAGATGAGAAAGGTTTAACACAAAAGGAAATATGGGAAAAAAAATATCAACAGCTTACACCAACCAATATAAATCTAAGGTAAGTTTATTATCACAACAAACAGGTAAGTATGGCAAGAGTAAAGTTCGATCTAAACAAACCAAAGCACGAAAGAATCGCAAAAAAAACTAGCATTGGTAGACGACCAAAAATGTCATCTATGAATAAACATAAAAAAAGAACATGGAAAAAATATGCGGCACAAGGTCGTTAATTTATTAATAATTATATTACTTACAGGATGTTCTAAAAATATTCATTTAGACCCTATTCAAAGTACAGGTACTCAAATAGTTAAAATTGTATTTCAAAAAAATAAATAAACCATGAAACCTACAATAATAACATTGCTATATCTAACCTTTGGTGGCGATCTTAAACAAGATAGCTTTGAGATATTTACAAGTTGTGGTACTTGGTTTAATACTAATGTTGTAGTACATGAAAAAAGGAAAAAGACATTTATGTCAAATCATTATTACCACACTTACAAAGGTAAAAAAGTTATAGGATATATTTGCGGAGGAAATGAACCACAATGAAAATTAATGAAGGTACAAAAGTAAGCACAGACCTTAAAACAATTTTATCTATTGCTGCTGGAGTTGCTGTTGGTGTGTGGGTTTACTTTGGTATAGAAGAAAGACTTAACAGATTAGAAACAGCAGATACATTATTCCAAGCTGATCTTTTAAAAAAAGCAGAACAAGAACCTAAGAACTTAGAGATGTATATGCTTATCGAACACCTTGCTGGTCAGATAGAAAGCATAGAAAAAGAAATAGAAGCATCAAGATATAACAAAGTAAACATAGATCATTTGAAAGAACAAGTTGATACTTTACAAAAGAAAATGAATGGACACTAAATGGAATTAGTTTTTGCACTTCTCATGTACCTAGGCGATCCGCCAGTTTTAAAAGAACACTTGCTCATGCCTTCTTTAAGCGAATGTATGGCTAGAAAAAGAATAAGCATGAGATCAACAAACAATGCACAGTTTCAATGTATGAAAGTTAATGCTGTTGTTAAAGATGGTAAAATTATAAGCATATCAAAAGCAGATTAATGTACTGCATCATTTGGTTTCAAAATGATCGTTGGCAGATATTCACAAACGAGGTATGGGAGACAGAGAAAGAAGCATTGGATTATGCTAAAAGAAATAAGTTTAAAAAAAAAATTAAATGGAAAGTTGTATTATATAACAGAAAATATAATATATAATTAAAATGCCTAAGAAAAAAACTTGGTCTAAAAGAAACATTACTTTAGTTTGTGGATATTGCATCATGTGTAAAAGACAGCTATTGAGTAATGAAGGTGGGTGGATTGTTAATGCAGAAAAAAAACGATTTTGTGAACACTATGGTGAAAAGAAACCTAGTTGTTTTGATAGATACTTAAACCTCTAACTCTTGTCTTAATTCTTTAAACTCTTCGTGAATTGTTTTTTCAGGTGTCCAAAATCTTCTGCCTAATGCTTTTAATCTACGATGATGAATTACAGTTGAGTGATCTATCTTCAACATTCTACCTAAGTGAGATGACGATGCTCCATATACTTCAACCATAAGATTAATAATAATACTTCTAGCTCTTACTAAAGATTCAAATCTTCTTATACCCAACACCTCTTGTTTATTAACTTCATATTTTATACAAACTTTATTAATCACAGCATCTAAAGTTTGAGGATAAACTTTCTTTCTTTCTGTTGCCAAACCACTTTTCTTTTCTTCAAATCTTTCTTCTCTATATCTTAATCTTAGTAATTGATTTTCTATTTTTGCTCTGTTTTGTTGTAAAGACATACGATAGCCATTCTTAAATCCTGTTTTATAAATTAAAAGTTCTCTCCCTGTTAGTTCCCTGTACATAGGAGCTTTCATTGCTTGTTTTAATTGTGTTAGTGTTTTCATTTGCGTAGCATCCCCTCTGTTGTTTACACAACTTTCTGTTGTTTTTATAATTATGTAATTAATAAGACTATTAAGCTCTCATTAATTGCTCTTGTGTGTCTACTACTTTTCTACCAAGCCTAATACTATCTCTATGATATTTTTCGGCTTTCATTTGAGCTTCAAGATACTTCTTATGTTTTTTCTCTTGAAGGTCTCTTAGCTTTTGTAGACGCATTCTGATTTCCATCAGCATCCTCCTTCACTTTTGTAAAGTCCCATTTTATATCTGAAACTTTTACTTCTACTAACTCTCCCTCATTTGAGGGGTCGGCAGCTTTCTCAACGGAATCAAATCTTTCTAAATATTGAAAAGATGCTTGTCCGTTTCTCTCTCTTATATAGAATTTAACCTTATTGTCAATCATAGTCTCTTTCAATTGCCATTTCTATATAATGAATAGCTTTTAATAAATCTTGTTTTTGACCTTTAGCCTTATGTCTACATAGATATTTAATAGCATTGCCTTCGGCAAATGGGATGTTGTTTTTGTTAATAAACTCACTAGCTTGGATAGGCATAGAAGCATAATGATCTCCACCTACCTGCTTTTTATATACATTATCTGTCATATTTAAGTCGTCTGTGGCGAAGAAAAACAACTAATAGAAAGTCAAGGGTGATGACTAAAACTCCGCCACAAACTTTAGAGCTAAGCTCTATCTTCTGTAATTACCATAAGTTCCAGTTTTTTGGTAGGGTTTTTTATACCCACCAAATTGCTGTTGTCCACCACTACCAGATTGAGGTGTCTTACTATCGCTTGGTGTAAGCACAACATTCAATCCTCCTGTTGGTGTACCATCTTCATTGGTATCGTCAAATCCAGCTTGGTTGTACCAAGTGTCGCCTACTTTAGCTCCTATCCGCCATGTTTTTCCTTGTGGCGATTTAGGATTAATAGGTGCAACAAAGCTAGGTCTGTTATCTCCTGGCTGTTTGTCTGCATTTGGTATAAGTTTTATATATATCTTATCCATTATATTTTCTCCTGTTTGTTTAGTTTATCCTCTACACTTTCAACAATATTCATTATTGATTTATAAGTAGAGGGATGTTTAGTTAAGGCTTGTTCAATGTAAGGATCGTTTATTCTTCTAACTCTCCTATACTCATAAATGTTTCTACATTTTTTAAAATCATTTATGATTTGATCTACACCTTTATTTGTACTGTTATTAACAGCACCTTTAGTTTCTCTAGTTATTGGAATACCTAACATATTGTATTCTTCGAGGGAGGTTATGTCACTCTCCAATATACCAAAGAAACTTAAAGCTCTTGATATTGCAAATGTTTCGCAGAGCTGATATGATCCCTGCTTTTTAAAAGTTTTATGATGACCTGTGGCTAACACTCGTTCAGGATCATAAGCTAAAATTTTACACTTACAAATATAATAATCTTCTTGGTCAAATATTTGTGTATCAAATCCTAGTTCATCACCAAACACTTGTCTAAAGTATTTAATCTTGCTCCAAGATGATACAGCTTTTTGACCTTTCTCATTTTGATATATGCCATCTTTACGACACAATTCATTTACTTGTTTTATTTTATCACGCATCTAACCCCCATTGTTTTTTTATTATTTTTCTTTGTTTGTCTGTTAAGTATTTATAATGGTAGTAATGATTAAGATCAGGTGGCTCTGAAATATTTGCGAGCTTCTGCAAATCACCTTTACAGTATATAATCATTTGTTCCCAGTTATAAATTCTTCTTACCATCATGTCGTATTGGTAGTCTAAATGATCGTCATACAAAGCTGCATGAGTATCATCATAGATTAAATATTCTTTATCATTAACTAAAACTAAAAAAGGTTTTTTACCTGTACACTTCCAATAGAAAGCTACTTGACCCCAGTACGCATCGAAAACTGCACTATCTCCAAGTGGTTCAGATTTTTTAAAATAGTATTCGTCTTTATTTTTTTTCTTTACAATCTTTGGTGGTTTAGTTTTAAGTTCTATAAATAGTTTATTAGTTTCATAATCAACACGACCTATGATGTCGTGTAATAATTGTTTAGGTTTGTTCATGACATATCGTTCAGAGGTAATCTTATTTTTGCCACAAAGTTCCTTGACTACCTTTCTTGTCTGCTCAATAGTCTTATGTGCATACTCAATCATGTGTTCTCTTGCGTAAGCATCTTTCTCATCAACAGGATCATACTTATTAATATCATCTAACTCTTTGCCAAACACTTCTTCATAGTTTCTATTCTTAAGTTGAATTGTTTTATCTTTCCAATAAAGAGTTTCACATTCCATTCTTTGAGCTGTGTTATTAACCAGGTTTCCAAATCTAGGTTTATAATCCATTAATAACATACTTCTTTCCACACCATCATGATGACCATAGTTAATATTAAATTTGGCTAGTGGCATACTAGAGCTAGATGGCGACCAATGATCTAAGCCTTTACCATTATTTAATGTATTAAAATATTTTTTATTACTCATTGTTTTTCTGCTTTTATATACACCTTTTTCCACATTGTCTATACTTAATTAAAGGTTGATTTGTGGATAAATATACCTTATTGGTAATGGCGAAAGGACAACTATGAAATTAAAAGAATGGATAAAAGAAGAAGGCTTAAGTTGTAGCGAAGCTGCGAGAAAAATTGGTATTCAAAACATAAATCCTGCGACTAATGTTTGGAGGTACTGCAATGGTCAGAGAATACCTAGACCCAAAGAGATGATTAAGATTTATAAAGCAACAAACAAAAAGGTACAACCCAATGACTTCTACGATCTCAAAATATAAGCAAGTCAAAATTACTTGGTGGGATATTTGTTCCTCAACAGAGAGCTGGATTGATGAAGAAGATATACTTAACCATGATGTATCAGTTTGTGAAGATGTTGGTTATATTTATAAAAAAACTAAAGATAAACTATGGTTATTTACTTCATACGCAGAAGATGAAGATGGTTTAGAGGTGGGTGGATTAACTTGTTTTCCAAGAAAGGTTATAAAAAAAATTGAGGTAATAAAATGACCTATGTTGGTATTTTTGAGGAAGTGGATTTGCAAGACAAGGTTAAGCAATTAAAAAAAGAATTAAAAAAAATAAGAGCAGATAAAACTAGAGGTCAGAACGATCTTGAAAGAATTATTGAAGAAAAACTTAAAGAAATAGACACATTAAAAACAGAAATTGATATTAAAGAATTAGAGATACAAACTTTAAAAAATAAAAATGGCTAGATGGACTTATGCTTTTAGCAATGGATTATACAATGATTGGCATCGCAAGTACGATCACCTTGCTGGTATTGATATTGATTTCATAGAGGTTTGTCCTAATTGCTACGAACCTCTTGCTATACTTGAAACTTGCTACGATAAAGGTCAAAAATACAAGGCAACAACCCTCGTAAAGACCCTCTCAGATCGCCTTAGAGTGCCTAGTTTTTTAGTTTTCTACAAGAATATAGGTCAGGGTAGCCTAGCTTTTAGAATTAAGCGACTACACCTTCCTAATTCGGATTATGAGATCATGTCGGAGGATGAGTGGGTCAATGAATTATATGATATTCAATACCAACATAAGGAATTTTGTCCCGATGAAGCAAAAATATGACCCTCATATTAGAGTTCGCTTTGATCTCTTTGACGATCCACAGTTTAGAACCATTCCAAAGAACAAAAGAAGTAATTGTTTCTCTGTTCTGTGTGTGTTGTTGAAATATGTCAGCAATGTGACAAGGCAATGTTATCCACGCATCCAAACAATCTGCAACACCATTGGACTTGGCAGAACCTCTGTCTATTTAGCTTTAGTTCAATTAGAAAAGGTTGGAATTATAACAAAAAAAAGATTATCTTCTAGTGTTTTATATACAATCGCACCACAATATATAGTAGGTATTCGGAATACGAACACTAATATTCGTAATACGAACATCAGATATTCGGATTACACAGATATTAATAAATCTAACATTAACTTACCTATCAGTAATATAACTAAAGTAGTAAAAAAAGTAGTAGAAGAAGGAGGAGATCAATCTAAAATAATTAGTACACTAGCCACTCTACCTGCCGAACAATTAAAGAAAGCCATTAAAGAGAACGACAATATATTTTATAGTAAGTTGGCATTAGAAGAACAGTCTAATAAAAGGGGTAAGATGGTGGATTTACCTAAAAATCTAATAGATAACTTTAGAAAGAAAGCTCACTTCGGTTATCAACAAGCAATCCATAAAAGAAAGGATAAAGATGGCAGGGAAGCCAAGACAAAAGATTTTCTGTCAAAGTTTAACAAGAAGAAGTAAACGACCTTGTTTGGCAAAAGGTTTTTTATGTGCTAATGGTAAGTACCTATGCAGATTTCATGGGTATAATAATATTTTAGGGTTTAAGAAACCCAACTACACAGATGACAAAAGAATTAACCAACTCAAAGCACTCTACCAATTCAGAAACAAAACAAGAAAAGAAGTCCAAGAATACTATTACTCCATTGTTAAACCCAAGCTCATTAAAGGAACAAAATCTGAATACCATAGAAGAACAGCTCGTAAGAGGTCTAACACTTTCAGAAATACTAGATCAAAAGCAATATCAGTTCAGCTTGATGAAGTTTTATCATTTTTTAAAAAAAAATCCAAAGTTAGAGAGTAGGATTATTGAAGCTCGTAAGTTAGGAGTCCAAACTTTAATTGATAAAATGTTGCAGATATTCCAACATCAAGAGGTAGAAAATCCTAATCAAATCTTATGGATAAGAGAGAAAACAAAGTTCATTCAGTATCTTGCTGGTCATCTAACCGACCTCTATTCCAATAATAAGGTACAGAATATTAAATCTGATACCAATTTAAAAGTAAGTTGGGAAGAACCAAGTGAATTAATTGATGTAAGTACTGCCGAAACAGTACCTACACCACCAAAGGATTAATTAATTTTGATTGTCTAATAATTTATCTGATAAATCTTGAAATAAATTAGATATTATTTTTCTCTCTTCTTTGTCTTTTATTAAATAAATAACATCATACAATTTTTGTAATTGCTTATGTGTTTCTAGTATTTTATTTGTTTCCATTTTTTCCCCTTGTTTAGTTGTTTGTTTTTATAATGAGTATAAATAACACCCTTTACACTCAATATATTTAGTATTGTTAGCTTAACTAACTCCTCTAAATTCTGTTCACCACTTGCTGTCAAAGTATTTTGACAAGTGTCTTTGTAATTTTTCATCATATTTTTTTTGTTTGTTTTCCTTGTACCATTGATAACCAAATATAATCACAGTAGTAATTATAATTAATAGTAATTGTTTCTCGCTACTCATTAAATAACCCCTAATTTTTGCATTGTTTTATATTGGTTCGGTGTTAATTCTGTTTCTGAATAAACTTCTATTGCGTTCATTTCGTAATCGTCCCAAAAAACATTTGTCTTCAATTCGTTTTTTTTAGATAAACCCCAAAATTTTTTGCAATATTGATATTCTGTCATTTGTTTATCAAAAATATAACTATCTAAATGTTCATAATCTCCTATGATACAATTAAATTTTACTAGATATTTTTTTTGCTTCTCGCTACTCATTATTCCCCTTTTTTTTAGTTAAATATATTGATAATAATTGATCTCTTTGTTTTATAAATTTAAGATAATCTTTTTTATTATTTATTGGTTTTAAATCTAACTCTAATAATTTTTTTCTATATTCTATTAATGTCATTTATCCCCCTTGTTTATTGTGTTTAGCTCTCTCTCTGCCTTAGCTTGTTTCATACTATCATCTTCCACTTTATCCATAGAAGATTTAATACCTGACAAGTTCTTTTCATTTATGAACTCAATAACATGATCGCTAAGTCTTATACTATCTCTAAATGGATTAAGCTCAGTCCAGGATTTGTCGCTTGGTACATTAGTTAAATCAACTCCATTCTTTTTATAAACATAGTCAATCAACCATTGTGATACTTTATTTGTCATTTTCACCCCCAAAAATAATTTCTGTGAACGCATTATCTGCATTCTCACAAGAAATTAAATTTATTTCTGTTAAAATATCACCTTCCCAAGTAGAAATTTCTTTACCACCTCTAGTGCAAATTTTAAAAGATACTTCACCACTTTCTGTCCCTTGTAATTGTTTTAGTTTTTTAATTAAATCTTTAATTTTCATCTTTCCCCTTTGTTTGTTTTATCATTTAAACTTCCCTCCCATCAATTGTATCTAGTACCCATCCAAAATTTAATAAATCAGCATCCATATCTTTTAAATATTTATCTCTTTTTAAAATAGCATCCTTTTCAGTTTTAGCTTTTATTCTTTTTGTATTCCTTCTTGATTTATCAATTCTTTTAGATGCTCTCTCAACTGATGAGAATGAAATTAAAATATATTCTCTCATTTACACTCCTCATTATTTGGTAGTTGTAGCATAAACTTTATGCCAAATAAGATCATAATACTTAAACCTATCCATGTATGAATATGTAAAGCTATGATCAGTCCTAAGAACATTATTGCAAAGCATAATGCGAAGTATATTGCTTGTATCATTTTATTTACCCCTTGTTGTTTTTATATTTATAATACTTATATTAACCATATTGTCAATAGTATTATGCAACATGTTTTTCTTGTTCATCTAATAGCTTTCTGCAAGTTTCCTCAACAGCATACCAAGCTAATAGATTTTTAAATTGATCTAATGAGCCGACATTTTTAGCACCATTGAATTGTCCAATAGTCTGTAAAATGTTATCATTGCCAAAATTTTCTGTATCTTCATGAAGCATGTCCCATATTTCATCTTCAAATTGATCATAAAATTTTACAGTATCACTGTAATAAATTAATGATGATACAGATCCATTTACACATCCATATTTTACAACATCTTCAAGGTGTAATGTTTCATCTTTTACTTCTTTAAGTACCCATTCTTTTATTGTTTTTTTACTCATTGTTTTCCCTTTGTTTGTTTTTTTGTTCATAACCGAATTGGTACAATATTATTTATTATAGTCAAGCAAATAATAAGTTCAAAATGGGTCAAAGATATTAGTGTGATATAAATGCAACTGTGGTAAATATGCAACACTTATGAGATATACTTATTTAATAAAGGATCAGCAAGGCAAAGAAGAAGAATACAAAGCTATGAGTTATAAGAAGTTATTAAAACAATTAAATACTAAAT